GTCCTTACCTAAGGCTGAACTTGCGAATGCTGAGTTACTCGGTGTTCGTCGGTTTAACTTCTCTGTAAAGGCTGGTCCTAACGGGCCAGCCCTCCTTACTAGTTTCCTGGATGCTTTGGCGTTATTCAGCCATTCATCTTTCCACTCTGTTAAGGCGTACGCCGAGGCAATACGTGCGAATAAAGTTATTGGTAAGATCGAGATTTTAGCTCGGATAACTCTCAAGATTATTGCAGTTTTCCCTATTACACTAATAGGACAACTTAATGTCGGAAAGATTGCCGAGTCGCCTTTACCTTTCGGTAAGGTTCGGATATTTGCGATTCCCACGTATTGGGTTCAGGTTTTACTGTTCCCTCTACATGAGTTTCTATTTAAACTCTTTAGGTGTATACCTACAGATTATACTTTCGATCAGGGGAAGGCAATACAACGTATTGTAGCATCGGGTTGTATGCAGATTTGGTCTTACGACCTGTCTGCTGCAACCGATCGCTTCCCTCTGCAGGTTCAGGAGCAAGTCCTACGAGCCATATTCGAAGATCCCACTAGCGATATTGCCACGCAAATCACTAGTAACTGGGCATCGATACTTCGTAACACGACTTTCGCCTACTCTCCCTCACTACTTGTGCGCTCTAAAGTGCATCACAAGTGGATAGAGTCTCAAGTTCAGTCACAGCTTCACGACATCGCACCTGCACTCCGTGCAGTGGAAGCTCGGTACCAGTCCAGCTATTGGACTAGTAATCGTAAGTATGGAGGATACGGATCCCCATACTCACCCGAGGTGAAAGCTATGGTTGAAGATTTTCCGGTTGGGTCAACCTTAAGACAACGTCTTGCAGGTCCCGTCCAGAACTTGAGATATTCGGCAGGCCAACCCATGGGATGTTATTCATCCTGGGCGGCCTTCACCCTTGCCCACCATTTCATCGTGCAAATGGTGGCGCATGAGGCTTCTTTAGTTACTCCTGCAACATATAATGCAGATAACTGGTATATGGATTATGCCCTCTTAGGCGACGACGTCGTCCTATTTGGGGATAGCTTCCGGCATAAGCTAATCGCCGAACGTTACGTTTCAACAATGAATGAGTTAGGTGTTGATATAAACCCTAATAAAGGATTTGAGTCTCGTAACGGTACGTTCGAATTCGCGAAGCGGTTCGTCCGAAACGGAGTTGATCTTTCAGTATTCCACTGGAAAGAGCTCTTATTCGTAGACACAGCAGCCAAATACCATAATTATCTGAAATTCAAATTGATACCGCTAGTCCGGAAACTACCCTTGCGGGTAGTCCTCCTAGCTTTTATTAGTCTGAACCCCTATCTATCCATCGCCGCCCGCGCGAAACTCGCGTTAGCGGTTGAAGATGGTAGATGGAGCGACATCATAACAATATCAACAGCTAGACAGCTGTTAATATTGTGTATGTCTCCCTTTGGAGTCATGCCCGCCTTTGTGGATGTCTGGATTGAATTCCTAAAAGGAACCATACCTAGCTCACTACACAAAGACAACGACATCCTCTCGCAGGAAGCGCGTCCGACTATCGAAGAACTCTATCGAAGTATGCCGAGAATTCGACCTTACTTTGATGCGTTATTCTTCTTAATTCGGGATGGAATCTTGTCCCAGCTAACAGCTGGGCTCAAGAAAACCTTTACTCCCGACCAATTTTTATCGGTCTTTAAGTCAACGGGTCCGTGGGCTTTAAATGTCACGACCCCTGCCCCCGGCAGGGCGTGGTACCATTGCTATACTACCC